GGGGGGGGGGGGCCCCGGTGGGTCGCCCGGCGTTCCAATCATCCTCGTCTTTCGGTGTTTTAAGCACCCGAGAATCCGGAAATGCTTTTTGCAACCTATCTAAATCGTGTACAAAATTATAAAAAACCAACACAGGACTTCCGGCAGCTTCTACTATTTCTTTTAACGCCTCTATCTTAGCGCTATGCACTTCTATTACTTTTTTATCTTCCGTGTAAACCGCCCCATTAGCTAGCTGCAACAGTTTATTACTTACCGCTGCTGCGGATAGCGCGGTAATCTCGGAATTTGCAAGTTCCGTAATGTACTCATTCTCAAGCTCCCGATAATGCTTCATCGATTTATCATCAATCTTTATCGGTACAAATACCGGCGGAAGCATATCAGGCATAGTCCGATAATCTTCAGATTTTAAACTCACGCATATATCTGATATAAGCCGATATATTTCACGTTCCGACTCTTTACTTCGGATTTTATAACTAAAAATGATATGACCGTTACGTTTATCTGGTATAAAATAGTTATTTCTAAATTCCGTCAAAGTACGGCCTAAGCGCTTGCCACCATCTAATAAATAGACTTGCGCCCACAGATCCATAAGTCCGTTAGGACTTGGCGTGCCAGTCAATAATACTATCTTTTTAAACCACAAACACACACGCCTTAACGATTTCCACCGTTTTGACTTATTGCTTTTAAAAGAGGTGCTCTCGTCCAGCACCAACATATCAAAAGGCAGTTGATACCCATAATGCTCACATAGCCATACCACATTCTCCCGGTTGATGATATACACGTCTGCAGGGCGATTAAGCGCCAAAATACGCTCTTTAGCGCTACCCAGTACGGTTGATATGCGTAGCGGGAAGCCCCATTTCTTGGCTTCTTTTTGCCAGGTGGCCTCCGCCACTTTTTTAGGCGCAACAATTAACGTCTTATTAATGGCCAGTTTGTCAAACATCTCAACCATAACCGCCTCTAGAGTTGATAAGGTCTTACCAAGTCCCATGCCAAGAAACACGCCAGTGCCTCTGTTTTGACAAATATGCCGCACTACAGCCTTTTGGTAGGGGTGTAAGATATAACTCATCTAATCAACACCTCAATCAACCTCTTAGCGGTTACCACATTATCCACCACGGCGACTCTTGCGCCTAATCGATATAACTTACGTAAAACATATCGCTGCATTTTACTAGGCTTGCGTCTAGGGGCTTTAAGCTCAACAAAACAGATCTTACCTTTCGGTAGTATTACAATCCTATCCGGCACCCCCGTTTGGCTTGGTGGTACAAACTTAAATGCCACGCCACGAAAACTCTCCGCGGCTAATTTTAATTTCTTTTCAACAAAATTTTCTCTCATTTTTATCTCCTTTTAATCAAGGTGGCAACAAAGTCACGGAATTTCCTATATATATTAAAAATAGGCTAATTAGGGGCGCTATTTGAGAATATGCCATATAGGGGTGTGCCCCCTATTCTCCCTGTTTTATATAATTATATGTATAATTGTTGACTCTGTGTACATTAGAGGTTTTTACTAGATTTTATCGATAAAGTAGGCGGCAACAGAATTGGCAACAGAAATAAACTCTGTTGACGCTTTCCCCCCTAATCCGCCTATTTTCCTCATTCTCAATTAGAACTGTTGACTCTGTGACTTTACCTAATTTCTGTTGACGTTTTACCATTTCTGTTGACGCTTTAACGTGCATCGATTTTCTAATTTTGATGCTATGCGGATATAAGCCCTTTGACGTCCATAAAACTTACCAAACCTCATAGGGGCTCCACCTTTATAAGGACCCCAACCGTCCATATTTTGCATAATAGCGTTGATTTCTCTCGAATTGGCATTGGTTAAATTATTCTTATTACCGCCAAAGGCTTCACACCAAATTTCTAACACGCAAACACGATCACGAACTACACAGCCCCCCGCCCCTGCCTCATCACTTCCATAGCTTTGTAAGTATGATTGTCTCGCCCAAATATCAAGGTCATTCCAGTCTTCAGGTAAGGGGGTGTCTAAATACTCCGCCACGATTCCGGCTTTCTCACTTCCTTCTGTGTGCGACTCTTGTAGCCTCTTAGCCACTTCTGCGCTATCTTTTGGTAGTAGCAAACTACCGTTCTTTTTCCACACTTCATAAACTTCAGCCCAAATCTGGCCCACATACTCTTCTGTAAGTTCGTTAAGGTCTCTACCTCCGCCTTTGCAAAACATTGGCCAAAAGCGGCGACCTCCTGTTCTGTCTTTTAAAAACACATAGTCGTTAGTCGTTGCAGTAAATACGCACTGCCGTGGAAACTCCGCTGTACGCCTTCCGTAGGGGGCTCTGAATCTATCCACTTGACGGCTGATGTAGGCTTTTATCAAATCATTCTCACTTTTATTCGTGGCTTGCATTTCAGACAGTTCAATTATCCAGGACCCTTGTAACTGCTCCATTGCATCCTTGCCCTGAAACGAACAAATTGAATCATTAAACCACTCAACGCTTAGCTTTCTTAATACAGTGCTTTTACCGATTCCCTGCGGCCCTGATAAGACTAAACACGGGTCAAACTTAACACCGGGAATCATAACTCTTGCCACTGCGGCCTTTAAAAGAGTCATAGTCACATCGCGAGTATATTTACTATCCTCCGCCCCTAGCCAATCAAGCAGGACGCTCTCCGCCCGTTTTACGCCATCCCAGACAAGCATATCGAGATACTCTCTCACCGGGTGGAAACGATTAGCTATCATAACCTCTGATAAAGCATCATCAATAACCTGTCTGGAGGTTAGTCCGTAATTAACCGATAGATAATTGCGAAGACTAGCGTCGTCCATATCAGTCCAAATAAGTTCTCTGCCGCGCTTGCGCCAAGGTAAATCCTTGCGAACCATAAGTCTATGCGCGAATTCGTCTAAACCAAACGCGCCTTTTAAGAGCGCATCGTTTTTTAAAATCAGAATAAAGTTAGCTGCCGATGCTAAAATCTCACCGCTTTTTCCTGATGAGCGCTCCAACTTGTTCATCCAGTCGAAGTCGATATCTTCTGAATCAACACCGTCTGCAATAAACAGCTCTTTGAGTTCTTCGGCTTTTTCGCGGTTTACCTCCTTGAGTGTTAGCTC